ATAGCGTAGCGTCTCGTGGGCTCGGAGATGTGTATAAGAGACAGCCCGAAAGTGTCGGCAAACACTGCGCCCGAGATGTCCCAGGTGGAGGTGCGCATGCCTTGGATGGCGGCGTAGGTCTTGACCGAGGAGCCCTGGTAGGACTGATCGAGCAGCTGGGCGTACTCGTCAGCCGGGGCGATCTTCTCGAGCGGCAGGTAGAACGCCGGCGAGTTCGTGGCTTGAAGCGCAACGTAGGTGTTGGCGTTGTGCGTCAAAGTCGGCGTCACGGTGATTGTGCCGGTCGTGCCTGAACTGGATCCGGTGGTGTAGGCGAGCACTTCGGTGTTTGGGCCGTCAATGATAAAGGCGTACCCGGTGGTGGCGATGCTGCCGACCACGTTGCTCAACGCGACGGCCTGTGAGGTCGTCGTGGTGATGGCTGAGCTCGTTTGGCCGTTGATACGGTCCATCGAACCGCCGACCCACGTTCTGAATGAGGACAATGGCATCTGGGTCTCCTAGTTGGAAGGGTCCGGGGTGGACGGGTTTGTCGGGGCTGGCGCTGCCGGGGCTGCGATTTCCTCGAAGAAGTTGGGGTCAGGGTTCTCGTCAGCGGTGACGATTTCGCCTGGTTCGACCACACGACCGTCGAAGAACCGACGCTCGTAGGGGTAGGTCATTTGGAACTGCGCCATGAGTCCTCCTAGAGGGTGGTTTCGGCGTGGACGGTGATAACAATGTCGGTTTGAACACCGGCAGGTTCTTGGATCGGTGCGGGTTCTCCGCCTCGTGTCCCAGATGGGTAGCAAACCTCGACGAGCCCGCCGACGGTGGGGTCGTTGCGGATCGCCGTTTCGACGTAGGCGGCGATGACCCATGCACGGTTCATGCAGGTCGCACCGTCTTCGTTGCTGTAGACCGAAACGTGCACGTCGAAGTCGTAGGACTCTCGCAAGGTGCCGGCTCCGAACCCACCAGTGAACGATTGGAAGGTGGAGACCCGGGTGACCTCACCGGGGATGTAGACAACCTCGTCCTCAACGTTCGGACCCGGTGTACCGAGGCAGACCGTCATGGCGCCAACGTTTGGGTCGGCGGCAATGACCGCAGCGATGTCGGCCAAGATCGCCTGGACAACCTGTGGAGCGGTGGAAACCGGGATCGTCACTAGAAGACCGCCGGTGGCTTCTTGGAGGGCAGCAGCAGCTCACGAACACGGTTCGGAACAAAGAAGCCCATGATCTCGCGACCGGGCTCTTGGTCGTCGACCTCGTAGCCGGGGATGCCAATTTGCGGACGTCGACGCTGCGTCTGGCTGTAGTTCACTCGCAGCAGCTCAAGGGCGCCGAGGGTGATGTTGGGCTCGATGGTTGCCCGGCCGGCGTAGTAGGACACCTGCACGGTCTGGCGCCCCGATGTAAACGCCGTGGTGCCACCGCCGACGGTGCGACGGACGATCCGACCAGTGGAGAGTTCAACTTCGCAGCTGTAGATCTGACCGTGGCTTGGGTCTTGGATGATGGCGAGGGGCCACGCAATCGGTCCGACGTACTCGGTGACGGCGATTACGGCTGAAACCGGGCGCTGACGAAGGATGACGGTGTCAGTGCCGCCGTCGTGCCACTCCTCGACAACCTTCTGGATCACGGGGCCAACGATGAACTCGACGACGGGGCCGAGACCTTTGATCATGCGCACGATCTTGGCGTCGTCGGTCTTCATGGTCGCCGGGATGTTCAGGTAGTCCTTTGCCTCGGCGAGCGAGATGATTAGGTTGCCACCTGCGGTTGTCAGGTTCTCCTCGACGAGCACGTCGATGTAGCCGTCGGCCGGTGCGGTCTGAATGGAGCCGTCGCCGAAGGTCACAACAAAGTTCGCCATGAACTGCCCCGCCGTGGCGGTTTGGGTGCCGGAAAACGAGAACGACACGGTGCCGGCCGAAGCGTTGGTCACGGTGGCGCTGGCGTTGATCGCCGGCGTGCTCGAGGTCAGGGTACGCATCACGAAGTTGACCGTGGCGCCGGTGAGGTTGAGCGCCGCACCTGTCGCATCGGTCAGCGTGTAGGTCAGTGCAGGCTTGGTGTCGCCCTGCCGAATGACGAAGTCGTACCCAGGATTTGGCATCAGATGAACGTGACCTCGGTTGTGCCGGTCGTGGCGGCGCTGGCGTTGATGACCAACGACGTCGCAGACGAGGGCAAAGGGAGTGCTACGAACGGGGCGTAGACGGGGTTGCCGATGGTCACTCCGCCGCTGTCCAAGTTGGTGCGAACCTTGATGGTCTGCGTGACCGAGGACGGAATGACGATGAGCGCAGCGATAGCGCCCGAAGGGATGGCGATGGTGTTGTCGCCAGATGCCAGGGTGACGTCAGCCACCGTCCCGACCGTCGTGCCGTTCGTGGCCGACAGTGGACCGATGATCTTCTCGCCGGTCGGCATGCCGACAACTTGGCCGGTGATGGTCAGGGTGCTCGACATGATTAGGCGGTCGGCGCAGCTGCGGACTTGGGCGCTGGTGCTGCGACTTCCTTGACGTGGGTGCCGGGCTTGATGCCGAGTTCGGTTTCGACGCGAGCAAGCTCAGCCTCGATGTCCTTGACGCGCTGTTCGGTGGCGGTCTTCACTTCGCCGACAACGTGTTCGACGAGACCCTTGACGTGGTCGTACTCGTTCTTCAATCCTTGGTAGTACGACTTGGCGCGCTCTGTGGGCGTCGCTTCCTGAATGGTGGTCATGTCCATGGGGGTTCTTCTCCGTGTTCGATGGGTGGACTGGTGGGTCCGCAGAGCGCCGGGGCATTACGGCGCTCTGCGCACCCACCCGAGACCCGAAAGTCTCGAGGGGTGACGCACTGAGTTGTGAGCTCAGTTGGGACCGACTAGTAGCCGGTTGGAGCCGTGAGGCCGGTTCCGCTGATGACCGACACTGCGCTGGCGTACCGGGGAAGGAACGCGACGTAGTTGTAGACCTGGAAGCGGACGCCGAGCGTGCCGGAGAGCACCTCGGGCAGGACGCGCATGCGCATCGAGCCTTCGAACCAGAGCAGGTCGTCACCGCGCACGGCGTAGACCTCGTCCTGGTTGGTGCCAGTGCCGTAGTTCGAGGCGATGTTTCCGTCAATGGCGACGGGGACACCGGTCGAGAAGTTGGCGACGTAGCCCTCGGCAGCTGCGGCTTCGGAGGTTGCCATCGTGTTGAAGGCGACCTGCGACGGCACGACGAGCGGACGGTTCTGGCTGTCAAGCGAACCAACGAGCCAGAAGTAGCGGCTCGGGGTCATCCACAGCGTCACACCGTCGACGCGCTTGCGGTTCTTGGCGATCTGCGAGACCGCTTGGAGCGCAGGCGTGAACATCTGGTACCCAGAGGGGCTGGACGCCGTGAAGGTCACCGAGTTGGTGCCCGACAGAGCGTGGATACCCGTGATCTGACCGCTGGACCCGGTGCCGGCGAGAGCCTGCAAGTCACACTGCTGGTTGTACGCAGAAGCGAGGTCCTGGAAGATCACCTGGTCGAGGAGCCCGTTCGGAGCCTGCTCGAGCAGCTGGAGGCTGATGTCCTCTTGGCCGGCAATGGTGCGAACCGGAGCGTTGACGTAACTGGCAACGAGGTCCGTGGACGACACCGAAGCGTTGTCTGCGGTCTGGATGGCAGCGGACGTACCGGTGGTCACCGACGGGATGTTGATCGAGTTCGTGCCTTCGGGCAGGTCAACCTGACGAAGTGAGTTCACGAAGGGGCGACCGAAGCGGAGGTACTTGATCCACTGGTCCTCGAGCCACAACGGCGGGATGAAGTAGCCGGCGGAACCGGTCGTCGAGCCGGCAGCGCGACGCTCGAACGAGGCACCCTGCACAGCGGCACGCTGCTCGGTGCTGCGCTTGGCGCTGCGACGAGCAAGTTCGACGTCCATTTCCGTTGCGTGGCGCTCAAGGCGGGCACGGGCTTCGCCGGGGTTGCCACGGCCAACGCCGGATTCGGCGAGGGCGAGGTCGGCGTAGTAGGAGGTCGGGGCGTGGCGCTCGTAGGTGAGCGGCTCGGCCTTGACGGAGACAACGGGGGCAGCGCCGGCGGCGGCCTTGCGGGCCTCGGTCACAGCCTCGATGTCGGCGATGCGGTCGGCGAGGTCACGCAGCTCGGCGGTCAGACCGTCGAACTCAACGCGCTCTTCGTCGGTGAACGAGCCGTCACGGCTTTCGGCTGCGGCGAGGATTGCTTCTCCACGCTCAGCCTTGGATGCGCGCTCGGCGCGCAAGGTCTCGATGAGAGACATGGCTCACTTCCTTTCAAGAAGTAGTTGGGTTGGTTGGTTCATCGGGCTGCTGCCGAACGAACTCCAAGGCAGGGGACCGCAGGTGCGGTGCTTGCGTTGGGGCGCAGGGTGCTGGCGCGAATCGGTACTGCGGTACTGCGAACTAGGCGCTGAGGAGCGCCAACCGGCGACGTGCGACCTCGAGGTCGTTGCGCGCCGGCTCGATGGCTGCGGGAGCCAGCGAACGGATGAGTGCGAACCGCTCGTCGAGGGCCAGAAGCACCTCGTCGGTCAGTTCGCCTCGGGAGATCAGGGAGTCAAGCGCCTCAACGAGCTGCTCGGCAGACGCCTCACGGCCAGCCTCGCCACGGAGCGAAACGAGGCCGGCGGTGTGAGGGTTCGCGCCGTAATTCACGGCGGAAACGTCACCGTGGTGAAGGTTCACTTCGGTGATGGACCGGTCGGTGTAGTCCTCGTTCCAGACTTGGCTGGTGACTCGGAAAGCGAAGGACATCTCGTCGATGTCGCCACGCTCGACGGCGGATCGAAGGGCAACGACCTGAGGGTTCATGGGGTCGAGGCGTGCTTCGGTGAGCAGACCCGTGAAGTCCTCGGACAGGCGAAGGGTGCCAGGCTTGGTGCGAGCAAGCGCCATGCCTTCGTGGTTGATCAAGAAGTTGACGTCGGGCATTTCGCCGAGCGTGCGACGGAACGCACCTTGGGCGACGCGCTCGGTCCAAGGGCCGAGCATGTCCTCCATCTCGTAATCGGCGTTGGTCACGCAGGCGTAGCCGGTGTAGATCAGGTCAGATCCGCCGGTGCCGTTCGGCACCTCACGCAGCTCGAAACCGGTCGTGGCAATGCGACGGGATTCACGGACGTTGCGCAGGTCGTCTCGGACGGAGCGCAGGTTCTCAAGGGGAGCGACTTCGAGGGTGTCCATGGAGCCTCCTATTGGCCGGACGGTGACTTCTGAGCGGCCTTGTCGGCGCCCATGGGGTTTGGGGCGGCTTCGCCTGGTGACACGAGCGAGCCATTCTGTGCTGAGTTGAGCGGAGCCATGGGGTTCGTGGACCACTCTGTGCCGAACGGAGGCATGTCCTCCGCAATGCGCACGTCGTCGATGGTGATGGCGCCGAGGGTGCGTGCGACGGCGTAGGCCTGCCACCGTTGCAGCGTGTCGCCACGGAGCCGGTGGGTCAGGTCGAACTTGACGTAGTTGCCTCGAGGGGTGAGCGCCGTGAAGGCGTCCTCGATGCGGCGCAGGTATCCCATAAGGGTGTTGCGCACGAATCCGATTTCTTGCTGCTCAATGCCGGTTCCCCAGCTTGTCGTGCGGTCGACGTCGCCACCCATGTGCGGTGGGATGCGGAACAGCGAGAAGATCTCCGAACGGCTGTATTGCCGGGTCTCAAGGAATTGCGCGTCTTTGGGCGAAATGGAGATCTGCTGCCACTCGACGTCGCCGGTGAGCACCGCCGGCATGTAGGCGTTGCCGATGCCCTGGTGGCTCTGCATCCACTTCTGGGCGAGGAGTCGTGCTTCATCCTCGTCGAGGTCGCTGTTCACCTTGAGTACGCCATCGGGGCGTGAGGAGTTGGCGAAGAATGAGCCGGCCGACAAGTCAGCCGCTCGAGCGAGACCGAGGGTGTTGCGGTGCACCTCAATCGGGTTCAGACCAATGAGCGATCCGGGGCTCATGTGGTACGGGATGTGAAACACATCGTCGGGTTCGATCTCAACCTGACCGGCCATCACGATCATCTGGCCACTTACGGCGTCACGACGAACGTGGATCTGGTCAGGGTGTATGAGAATGACCTGCGTGGGGTACCCACGACGGTCACGCTGCACAACTTGTCCCCATGCGTTGCCTCGAAGGGCCATGGAGCGCACAACTTGGTCAATGAAGTCGAGGCGGGAGACCTCAGACCACGGTTGAGCGACCACCGGGGCGAGTTCGACCTCAACCTTCTCGGGTCCGGTGCCGACGTACTGCCGAATCGGCAGAGTAGCAACGGCGTCGCTCAGAATGGCAACCGCAGTGGCAACAGCGGAGATGGCCTGAGCGGACTTCTCGTTGATCGAGGTGCCGGCGACCGGCATGGCGAGCATGCCGTTGGTCGGAGGCGTGGTGTCGCCCCACGGGAGTTGTGGGTTGGCTCCACGGACCTCGGAGACGGTTCCTGTGCGGCGGAGAGCGGCGCTGATCAGTCCCACGTCAGTTGGTTCCCGTCGTTGACTTGGCGACCTTCACGTCGAGATACAGGCCGAGAGCGAGCATGAGGATTCCTCCACAGATGAACGCCGCTGGGACGCTGAACAGGGCGATCCCGGCAAGAAGCAAGGCGGCACCGATGAGCTCGAGCACGATGGCAAGGGTCACGGAGCCTCCTGGACTAACCGAGTAGGTCAGAGAAGTTGAAAATGCGTGGCTTCGGCGGCGACTTCACGTTGGAAGACGTACCGAACGCCATAACGGCGGCAACGGCGAGGTCGATCTTGAGGGGCGACTTCTTGGTTGCCTTGGTGAGGCGGATTCCTCGATTGGTCAGGCGAGTTCGAGCGTTCCCGATGTGGCGAGCCAGCAGCTCGTCGCCATCGTGGGTGATCAACTCGTCGACCACGGCTTCGTAAAGGCGCTCGGTGGCTTTCACCATGCGCTCGTCGGACTGTGGGAACTCGACCATTGGCAGGCCTTCGTCAGCCAGCACTTGCAGCGAGCGTTCCCACCTGTGGGTGTCGGCCACGATTTCGACGACGTTGTGGGTCCGGCAGAACTCCCGAATGGTCTCCTCGACGTCCATGACTGGGACGTGCCACGCAGGATCGGCGTCGAACGGCCGTTCCCAGCAGAACACCTTGAAGATGTGCGGCTTCTCCTCGACGGTGCAGCCAACGAGGGCTGTGGTGTCGTGGTTCAGCGAACCGTCGAAGGCGAGAATGACCTTGGTCTTGGCGTCGACCACTCGACCCGGCGCTGCGCATTTCGCCCAGGCGCCTTGGGGCAGGTAGGACTCGGTGCTCGTGACCCACTGGTTGAGACGCTTGGTTCTGAACTCGTTGGGGCGCGTCCGCTTGTAGGCGTCGGCGATGTCCTCGGGGTTCATAATGTCGCCGTAGCCGGGGTTGGCGGCCTTCCAGACTTCCGGGTCGGAGAAGTCGGCGTCGTCTGGCGCCCCCCACCAGCAGAAGAAGAACGAGTCGTCGACGTGCCGGCCTTCGGCGATCTCCACGCCGTACTGGTAGAGCCGGTAGCAGATCGACTCTTCGCCGGTCTGGTCGGTTGTGGTGCCGGCGGTGGTAATGGCAATCACCATGGGCTCAGAGCGAGCACCGGTGCCGAGCGTGAGCACGTTCCATAGGTCTTCGGTCTTGTGAGCGTGCAGCTCATCGACGATGGCCCTCGAGATGTTGAGACCTTCCTTGGAGTAGGCCTCCGCAGACAGGGCTCGGTACACCGAACCGGTTGACGGGACGTCGATGACGTCTCGCATGGGCACGCAGGCCTCGGACAACTCCTCGGACCGCTTGACCATGGCTTTCACGTCGTTGAAGACGATCTTGGCCTGCTCCTTTTCCGCAGCTGCGGAGAACACTTCGGAGCCTCGGCCGTCGAACAGCAACCCGTCGAGGGCGAAGGCGGCTCCGATGCCGGACTTGCCGTTCTTTCGGGGCATCCCAATCAGAGCGACCCGGTGTCGGCGCTTCCCATCTGCTCGACGAGCGAACAGGCGGTAGATCAGTTGCTTCTGCCAGGGGCGAAGCACCATGGGGTCGCCGGCTTGGCCACCCAGCACGTCCTTGGAGATCGTGCACAACGCCTCGATGCGCTTGATGACGTCGGGCCCATCGCCTCGCAGGATGTCCTCGTGGGGCACTGGCGAGACGTACAGCGGCGGCCAGCCGTCAACGGTCAGCGGCGATGTCGATGATTTCGGCTTCGATGACCGGGGTTTGGTCGCTTTCTTGGCGGCGGTTGCTGCCTTGGCCGGCGAGGAGTTGCTGGAGGACGCTTTCGCGCTTGACTTCGGCGAGGCCGAGCCTGCTCCTTGCTGTGGGGTTGAAGCCAAGGTCTGAGAGCTCCTTCGTCAACTGCGCTTGCGCCTTGCGAAGCATGTTGACCGCAGGGTTTGCGACCAACTTGGTCCCGACCAGGTGACCAGTTGGCGTGACGATCGGTTCCTCAAGAAGCGGTTGCCGTGCGAGGCCTCGCAGCTGCTCGATTTCCGAAACCAAGTAGCAGATCGACTCAACAATCAGGCTGTCGACCTTCGGGGAGAGCCACCGTTGGGCTTCCGAGGTCCAGATGCGCTCCCAAGTCCCCTTAGCAACGTGATCGTCAGCCATTGCAATTGGCAGGGGCGGTATTCCGTTGGCCGGGGCAAGGGCGATGGTTTTTGACTTCGCCGGCAATTTCTGATGGCCCGGATTACCCCGTCTGCGCTTCTCCTCGAGCGGCTTGGGCGGGTTGGCCACGGTTCCCCTTTCGAGAATTGCAAACCAGATGTGCCAATTGGCTGTTGTCTCGCGAGTGATCGCCACCCTTGGACAACGGGACGATGTGGTCAAGGCTTGCCGAGAGCGGATCTGGGTACCGCAGCTCAGGGTCGACCTTCTCGTCGCAGATCTGACAGGTCCAGTTGTCTCGCATGAACACTGAGCGAGTGTCGAACTCAACAAACACGGCGCCTGGTTGCATCCGGCGTCGATGCGTGTAGCCCTTTGACCGTTGCTGCTCGGCGTATTCGTGCGCCTTGGAGCACGGTTTGCAATGCAACGCCATTGGTGGTCGACCGAACATGGAACCGCCACAATCGCGACACCGAGGCCGCTCTGGGGTGTTTGCTCGACGTCGAGCGGCGGACGCTGCGTATCGACACTCTTTGCCGCAATACAACTGCGAAACGCTGTTTGCCTGGTACCTGACACCGCAAACCGTGCACTTGATGCGCCTTCGCCAAGCGTTGCGCTCGTTTGTGCGTCGAAGATCCACAGCTCGTCGGCAGGAGTCTCCGCAGTAGAGCCTTGGCCGGCCTCGAGTGGCCCGATTGGTAATGTCAGCGTCACATTCGGCGCATTTCGAAGGTCGTTCGGGCAAGGTCGAACCTCAAATTCTACGGACGATCTCGCTGAAGTCGGGCCCTCTTAGGAATGCGCCAACTTAGGGCGTGCGCGAAACACCATGGGCGGGTCATCACACATGTTTTCGCCAACTTTTACCCCGCCCCCCTTGCGCGCACTCGCGCGTGTGTCAGAGGTTGCGAGGCGCTGAGGCTGCTCCGAGGGTCTTGTTGTGCTTCGCAGAGTTGCACTGCCTGCACAGACACTCAAGATTCCACTCGTCGTCCGTTCCGCCTTTCGACTTCGGGACGATGTGGTCAGCGGTCAGAGGATTGTCCTTCGATCCAGTGGTGCCGCAACGAACGCACGCGCCGTAGGTCTTGACGACACGCGCCGAGATGCGTTGCCAGGCTGCACCGTAGCCTCGCTGAGTTGTGTTGCCTCGTCGACGCTCAGCGACCGGCGCGCAGCTGCTGCAGCGAGAGCCGGATGGAATGAGGACGTGGCATCCGAGGCAATGGCGGGGAAGCGGCAAATCAATCCTCGATCAACGATTGCTGACTGGACGGGTCCTCGAGCGACTGCTCGATCTCCGCTTGGTCGACGAACTGCTCGTTCAAGGTCGGCAGCGGGTCGCACGCAGATCCTTCCTCCCATCGAGCGTTGATTTCTCGCAGACGGCGAAACTCCTTCTCGGAGTCGAACGTGCCAGCTGCTTTGGCGATCTTGTACCGCTCTCTCGGTGGAAGTGACCAGTAGTCGGCTGCTTCTTCGTCCGTCATGCGCTGGGATTGGGTCATGGTCGACCTCCCGAAATGTGCGCAGACGCAGAGCGACCGCCGCACCAAGGTGCAACGGTCGCAAACTAACTACATACAGAATACATCACGAATCTGCCTTGAGATTACTGCTGGGGACAGATTTGTTACATCGCCATAACATTCGGCGGCATAAAGAACGCGATATCAGCCGTTATCGAGCTTGTTTCCGCACTTGGGGCAATAGCGATAGCCGATGTCAACGTAGTACGCGTCAGAATAGGCAATACGAATCCGGTCGGCGTGGTCGCATACTTCACGAGTGGTGGATACTTCGTTGTCGTCGTGAACTTCCGCCTCCCAAGCGTCAAGCACTCGGATTACAGCGCACTCGGGGTGCCACTTGTAGCAATCAAGGAAGTGAGTCCGGTGTTGCTGCCCACTGTCCCAATGCGCCCGCAGGTCGTCTCGCTCTTGCTGGTTCATAGTTTCTCTCCGCACTTAGGGCAGTAGACAAACGCCATTGCCGTGCCGTCTTCGTCTGGCACGCCCCCTGTAACGTGGTCACAGGTAAACTCAAACACGGCATCGGCGTACAAGGTACTTGTCCCGTTACCGTTGTTTACTTCGGTGATTCTCCATGAGTCGTCTTTGGTGGCAAAGGCGTAACCGGCAGTTATTTGTGTGTCTCTAAAGATTCTAGCGTTGCCATAGGCCAGAGCGGTGCCAGAAACCTGAGCGGTGCCAAAAATCCAAGCCTTGCCAAAAATTTGAGCGGTGTCAAAAATTTGAGCGGTGCCAGAAACCTGAGCGGTGCCAAAAATCCGAGCCTTGCCAAAAATTCGAGCGTTGCCAGAAACCCGAGCTTTGTCAAAAATTTGAGCGTTGCCAAAAACCTGAGCCTTGCCACAAACCCGAGCCGTGTCACAAACCTGAGCGTCATCAAAAACCCGAGCCGTGCCGTAGACCTGAGCGTCGTCGAAGACCCAACAGTTGCCCTCGTGTGAGAGGTTGGCGTCACTTTCGATGTAGCCACCCTTGTCGCCAGTCCTGACAGAACCGAAGTCTCGTAGGGCTACCACTTGGAACAATGGTATACCTGCTGGCGAAACCTTGTCTGACTTGATCAGTTCGTACTTTTTCATTGTGTTTCCTTTCATTAGAGTTTCTCTCCGCACTCACACTCTTCCACTACGCTCGTAGCGATTTCCGTGGTTAGGTCTAAGCCCGGAAGCAACCTGCTGTCGGCTTGATGCGGGCATGAACCTAACCAAGTGGCGCTCACGCTTGCGGACTCTGTCACTACGTTCGTAGCGGTCATGTATTTGCGAGCGTGGTCAATGCCAAACCATTCATGACACTCAGGGCAACGCTTGAAGCCGCTCTCACACCAGCACAAGCCGTTGTCGTCGGTGTGGTCGCACACTTTACGAGTGGTGGATACTTCGCTGCCGTCGTGAACTTCCGCTGAGACGAAACCGTAGGTGTACCGAAAAAGGCACTGTTTCGTGCAAACAGGAACGGGGAGTATTTCGATACACCCATGATCGGGTGCCACCGGCAAGGCGGCCAGTTCACGGAACTCAGCGACCTCCCAAG